GTCCCACAATCTGAAAAAACCATGGCCGATCTGCACAGACTTGAGGGTAATGGGCCTGAAACCGGCGGGATTCTGTTTGTTTTCAGCACGGATCTAGCCAAAGTCGCCAGCTGGCAGAGCGCCGCGCCGGTCGATCCGCTGGAGATGGCGAAGGCTTGCGTCGCCCAAGTGCTTGATTCACTTATGAAAACCGCCAGCCCTGGGGCGGAATCGGCCATCCGTGAGACGAACTGGGTCTCGGCCGTGGCTGGCTGCCAAAAGCACGTGGGCGAATGGAATGCTCGGCTGCGCGCGCACCAGGCCACTGTGGATAACTAACCCTCATCTTGCTTTGGCAGAGTAGACATAACACCCGTTAGCGCAGGTGAGGCCTTGAAACTGGCATGCCCCCGGCTGTGGATAGTTCGGCGCAGAGCTCCAGCCCGCGGGCTGGGCGCCAGGCTGGCGGGCTGGGGCTTGAGGCTTGGGGCTTGGTACTCGGCCGGCCGGAGAACGCGCCGCAGCGATCGACTCCTAGAAAAAGAGGGGGTGGGGGTAGGGGGAGGCCCTCTTTTACACAAGGCCCTCTACCCCTTGTTGGGGCCCCACCCGGAAAAAATTTTTGTGGAAATTTTCAAATTTGGACTTGTTTGCAAAAAACCGCAGATTCACAAGCCCCAAGCCCCAAGCCCCAAACTCCGAAAGGTGATCTGATGAGCGCCGTACTCGCACCCACCTACCCAGGCTCCATCGCCCTCGTCAACCCGAAACATGAGGCCTTCGTGCAGCACTACGTCGCCACGAGCGGTTCGCGCGGGCAGGCGGCGAAGCTGGCCGGGGTGACCACCACCACAGCGCGCAACCTGCTCCAAGACGTCGAAGCGACTGCACGCATCCGCTACCTCAACGCGCAGCAGTTCCAGAGCGTCGGCATCACCGCCGAGAAGGTCAAGAAGGAACTGGCCGACATCGCCTTCCAATCCGCCAACGACCTCTTCGACGACGACGGCAACCTCATCCCGATCAACGCGCTGCCCGACCACGTGGCCTCGACCATCGTGCAAGTCGAAGTCGAGATCCGCGACAAGATCGTCAAGGACGACGAGGGCAACCCCACGGTTGAGAGCGTCACCGTCAAGAAGATCAAGCGCGCCGACAAGATGGCCGGGCTGACCCTGCTCGCGCGGTACTTCAAGATCGTCGGCGCCGAGGACGACGGCGTGAACGCGCTGGCCACAGCGCTGGCCGATCGGCTCAACGCCGCCAAGCGCCGGCTCGACGGCAGCGACCTCCCGATGGCCGACGAGGTGCACCCGCCGCGGCCTGTGATCGACTCGTCCATGCCGGAGGACGCGCGTATCATCGGGGAGGCGCAGCCTATCCTGGCCGAGCCTCCCGGCGACGAGTTCGCCAGCCCCGAACAGGAGAGCGACGATGAAATCTGGTGACACCTCCACCCACCGCCCGCAAGCCGTCAACCCCGCCGACTTCAAGGCGCAAGCCACCGGCATCGGTCAGACCCTGGCCGCATCGCGCACCACCGGCCAGGCGCGCGCACAGCGCGTTGCCAGCGGCGCGCCGGCGCCGGGCAACCCCGTCTGCCAGACCAGGGTCAACGGCGGCTGCTGAGAGCCGCCCCCACCCGACGACATGACCGGACCCGGCCCGAACAACCACAAGCAGGGATGGCACGGGCCGCGGCCGAAGGGGTTCAAGACCCTGAACCGGTGGTCGTCGGGGATGTGGAAGAAGTTCTACGAACCGGTGCAGCCCACCGAGTTCATGCAGCGGCTCGCGCTGGCGCCGATCAGCTGCGAACCGGTGCTCAAGCAACTCACCCGCAGCGGCCCGCTCGACGACCCGCACAACACGCGGATCAAGCCGCCCGACCCCCTTCTTCGAATCGAGGTGCCCGTGGACATGACGCGCCGCTCCGCTGACCTGTACGCCGGCTCCGAGGTCGGCGAGTTGCTCGACAAGCTGGCCAGCTTCCACGACGACTTCGTGGGCTTCGTGCGCTGGGCTTTCCCGTGGGGCGAGCGCGGCACGATGCTGGAGGGCATGAGCGGGCCCGAGCAGTGGCAGCTGGAGCAGCAGGAGCGCATCAGCAAGGCGATCCGCGAGGGCGGCGCCGAGGGCTGCGTCATCGAGGAAGACGTGGCCTCCGGCCACGGCATCGGGAAGAGCGCCGAGGTGTCCTGGGCGATCCTGTGGGCCATCAGCACGAGCGCCGACACGCGTGGCGTCGTGACGGCGAACACGGACACGCAGCTGCGCACGAAGACGTGGGCCGAGTTGGGTAAGTGGTACCAGTTGTTCATCGCGCGCCAGCTGTTCACGCTCACCGCCACGGCCATCTTCATCGCCGGCGACCCCGACCGACAGAAGACGTGGCGCATCGACCAGATCCCGTGGTCGAAGGAACGCTCCGAGGCCTTCGCCGGCCTGCACAACCAGGGCAAGCGCATCGTCGTGATCTTCGACGAGGCCTCGGCCATCGACGACCTGATCTGGGACGTGACCGAGGGCGCGCTGACCGACGCGAAGACGCAGATCCTGTGGCTGCGCTACGGCAACCCGACCAAGACCAGCGGCCGGTTCTTCAAGAACTGCACGCAGGGCAAGCGCAACACCTACGTCCGCGTCGACTCGCGCACCGTCAGCTTCACCAACAAGAAGCAGATCGAGGCATGGATCGAGGAATACGGTGAGGACAGCGACTTCGTGCGCGTGCGCGTCAAGGGCGAGTTCCCGCGCGCCGGCTACGCCAACTTCATCAGCCCCGAGCTCGTCGGGCAGGCCCGCCGCCGGCGCCTTACCCAGACCATGTACCAGGCGCACCCGAAGATCCTCGCCGTCGACCCGGCGCGCTTCGGTGACGACTTCTCGGTCATCACGCTGCGCCAGGGTCTCAAGGTGCACTTCCAAGTCGCGTTGTCGGGCTTCGACGGCGTGGATCTGGCCAGCCGGATCTTCGAGATCGTGCGCAAGGAAGGGCCGATCTCGTGCATCGCCTACGATGCGATCGGCAACGGCGCCGACCTTGACTCGGCGCTGCGCCGCATGCAGGGCCTGCCGGCGCTGATTCCGGTGCAGTGGGGTGTGCCGGCCAAGGACGAGAAGCAGTACTTCAACCAGCGCAGCGAGTGCTGGGGCAAGATGCGCGAGTTCTTGGAAAACGGCCAGATTCCGGACGACGACGACCTGGGCGAGCAGCTGATCAGCCTGGACTACGGTTATGACGCGCGCTTCCGTATTCAGCTGCAAAGTAAGAAGGATTTAAAGAAAAATGGGGGTAAATCGCCTGACAAGGCCGACTCGCTGGCCCTGACCTTCGTGCCCGACCTGATTGACCGGAAGGTGACCATCGCCCGGGTGAAGCCGGTGCCGCGGCGCACTGTGATTTGGTCACGGTAGAGCGGCTTGTCCCGCATGGCGGAAGCCGTGCATAATGCGGGCCCATGGCTGTCCCGAGTCTTGGCCCAATCGCACCCATGGCGCCGCAATCGCGCGGGCTGGCCTCGGCGATGCCGCCGAAGACAACCAGCGGAGTGAACCCTCTGGTGCGCCAGCTGGGGCTGGCCGAGGTACAGAAGCGTGACGCCACCGTGCCTGACGAGGGCACCGACCTCTTCAACGAGGATGACCACTGGCAGGCAGCCTCCGCACTCGCCGGCCACGTGCGCCAGGCGTGGATGCGCAACAAGCTGGCCAAGGTCAAGATCGACCTCAAGCTACTGGCCGACCTCCGCGCCCGCCGTGGTGTCTACAGCGCCGCGCAGCAGGCGCAGATGCAGGAAGTGCTGGGCGGCATGAACATGGTGTGGGCGCCGCTCACCGAGGTGAAGTGCCGCGCCGCGTCGGCCTGGATCCGTGAGATCTTGCTGCCCGCCGGCGAGCAGCCGTGGGGTGTCGCGCCGACGCCGATCGCCGACTTGCCGATGCCGATCAAGAAGGGCATCGTCGGCAAGGCCATCAACCAGGCGCAGCAGATCATGCAGCAGACGGCGCAGGCCGGCGGCGGCGTGATGGCACCGGAAGAGTTCCGTGCGCTCGTCAGCGAACTGGGCGAGAAGCTGCGCGACGAGGCCGAGAAGGAAGTCGCCAAGGCGGCCGAGCGGCGCGCCAAGCGCATGGAACGGCAGATCGCCGACCGGCTCGCGCAGGGCAACTACGAGAAGGCCATGGATGCCTTCGTCGAGGACTTCGTGACCTACCCGGCCGCGATCCTCAAGGGTCCGGTCTACGCCCGCCACAAGACGCTGGAGTGGGGTGAGGGCTTCAAACCCATCGTGCGCAACGACCCTGCGCCGACCTGGGAGCGCGTCAGCCCGTTCGACGCCTACCCG